ATCAAGATCTTCATCAAACTCGTACCTGCTTTCGATTTCAAACTTTACGTCTTCTTCATCGAACTCTGGGTTCTCTTGCTTGATGTAGTCAGCTAACAGTTGATTTGCAGGAACTGAATCGTAGTCCTTATTCAATTGAATAAAGTCTTCGATGCCTCGCCCGGTCTCCTTCTTGTATTTCAAAAAGGCCGACACGTCTTCTGGAAGTTCCTCCGCATCTTTTCTCGCCTGAAACAAGTCATCAACAGAGTTGATTTCCTTGTTGTACCGACTCTTTAAGTATGTAAGAACGTCTTCGTCTCCGAGTTCCTTGGCAACTGGTGCCTCAGTCTCTTCGACTTTTTCTATTGTGCCATCAGACCCCACTACTGTGGTCTCTACTGGTTTTTCTTCGGAAGAGATGCCGTGCTTCTCTTCGTGTTCCTTTAGGAGTTGCTCTTCCACTTCTTGAACAGATTTCTGCTCCTCGAAGGCAACGTCCTTCACTTTAAATTCAGTTTGCATATTTAATTAGATTATTTCGTCACAAATTTACACAAAATAGTGACACACTATTTTGGCTCAAATTTCTTCTACGCATACACTAGAGATGTCTTATTTTTTCTATGACCTATCAAAAAGTTGTTAAGTGTACTTTTGTTTATTCCATAACACTCAGCAGCTTCTTTAATGCAACCATAAAAGACTCCGTTCTCAGTATTTAAAACAATTCTTGCATGAGCACTATTAGATCCAGACTGGCTTTTTCTTCTTTTTTCAATTACATCTTTTGGTATTTTTCTACCCTTTAGCGCTTCGGATATTTTTCTGGCCGTTTCTGGTGAGCGATGTTTGTTTTTATTAGACTCTGATATCTTGAACCTAGTCTCCTGTGAAACAGGCCTTCCTGTTAACCCCTTAGATATTTTAGCCCTGCTTTCTTCGGTATGCCTAAATCCAGTAAGAGAGGCCGATATTCTAGACTTCATTTCATCAGATAACACTTTTGGTGAGTTGTCTGTAGATACCAAGTTGCAATTCAACCCATTTTTACCCAAAACTTCGTAAAAATCCTGCCAATACCTTTCTCTTTCATTTAATAAATCAATAGAACATTCCTCTATTACTTCAAAAGTGTGGCTTTCTACCCCGTGCTTTACAAGTGACATATATATCCTTACCTGTGATTTACACTTTAATTTTTTATAAGCGTTAAACCTAAAGTCAATATCTGTCGATTGACCTATGTATACACGACCAGATGGTGATGTTATCTTATAGACACCTATCATCTTGGTTCAAATGACGCTAAATCAAATCCGCTAAGAGTATCATTCTCATTACTCTCGAAGTCTATCGGAGGAAGATTGTTCTTTCTTTGATCAATCAACTTTGACTGTTGAGTGTTCTGAATAGAAACTCTCTTATCTTTAGCCTCCTCTTTCATCTTGTCTTTTTCTGTAAGAACCTGTGACTCAAGACCCTTAAGTTGCATGTTCATCTGGAACTCTTGCTGCATTAATTGAAGTTTAATGCGAGCTTCTTGCTCCATTGTTTGAATTGCAAACATTGACTCGGCCTCCTTGATTTGAATCTTAGACTGAGTGTCCGCCTGGATCTGTTGCATCTTAGCCTCGGCTGCTGCCTGTGTGGCTGCGATGTTAGAGTCAGACTGGAACTTAGACATCATCTGCTGCTTGTCCATGTCTCTCTTCTCCTTGTCCTTGCGCTTAACCTTCAACAACTGATTGGCAAGCTTCAAGTTCTTGATCTCTCGAATATCGATTGCATCTTCCAATGCGATCTGATCCCTGCTCAATGCCATCTGAATGTTGGCCTCAAGCTGTTGCTTTTCTTCTTCGTCTGGAGAAACCTCGATGAAGATACCAAAGTTGTGCAGGTAAAGTTCCTTGATACTGTCAAGAATCTGGATGTTGTACTTACCGATCTGGTTTGCAAACTCGTCTCTGAAGTCAGCGTACTCCAAGATGTCAGAGATACGACAAGACAATGCCTCAGACAGTCTGCGTGTGATAAAGATACCACCGTCGAGAATGTGTCTTGTAGCAGTATTCGAGTTAGCTGCAGCGAGCTTCTGTACGCCCACCAAAGCATCAGAGCTAGGCATAGAGCCGTCGCGTGCCTCGTTGAGGCCTGTAACGTCACGCAGCATGCTCATGTACTGGTTGTATGCTGCGATCAGACTAGATATTTTTCCTTGTGCGGCGCTAGAGTTTAATTCTTGAATCGGAACGCGTGCGTTGTTGAACTCACCGTCCTGGGTGTAGCTTCTTCCAATTACACTACCGGTCTGGAAGTACATGCGAAGAGCGTCTTCTGGGTTGTATGCGGCACCATTGCCCAAGTCAACCTCGTTAAGTCCGTCTGCATCGATGAACACACCGTCTGGTACCATCTTAGACAACACCTGCTGTAACTTGAGGTGCGTCATCTGTATCAAGTCAGCGAATGCTGTCATGCGTCGGCCCAATGACTCGATGGCTCCCTTGTACATGCGAGGGGCAACCATCACGTAGTTTGAGTACGCGAACTGTGACGCAGACTTTGGTCTGGCCATGTTCTTAGACATCTCCCACTTGATCAACTTGTTTGAGCCAAGGACCATAATACCCTCGTACCAAACGTCAATACGCTTCTCTACCTTTTCAAACCTTTCTTCGGTCTGGTCAGCTGGCGGGTTGAAGCCTTCGTCCTTACGGATTACACGCTCTCCACCGTTGTCGAGAAACTTCTTCTTGTATACAAATGTCTTGTCGGTCTTGTAGTTGAAGAACAACAGGGTAACCACGTCCTTGTCGAACAGGTCGTTCCTGTATGTACGCATCACGCCGTAGTAGTCCCACCACGCGGTGCCCAACTGTGAAATCTCTTCTAACTCTTCCTTGGTGATGTCAGGCTTGATCTTGATCAACTCGGTGATCGGAACCTGTTTTACTTCTCCCCAGTAGAATACGTCGTCGAAATAGGGTGACTCGGTGTAGCTGTAGACCACGTTGGCGGGGTCGACATACTCAACCTTAACTCCGGCTCCTGGATAAAATGAATGTTTGACACCACCGATACCCAATGTGGTAAGGTCGTAGTCGACACGTTTTTTAGTGTCTGCATAGTTATTTTGTTCGAGTAGGGTGTTAATTGCTTCTTCTTCAGCGATCTCAATGCTTGGCTTGTACTTCAGCTGCATGTAAAGCTGCAACTCCTCGTCGTTTGACGGAAGCTCTTCCACGTTGGTGTTGAAAGCGTCAACGCCAAACTGCTCCTTTGTCTGGAGCAAGAAGTCCTTAGCGACCATGTCGCCCTCAATCATGTCTTGGAACTGATTGCGCTTCTCAGCGGCCATCGCGTCTTGAGCGACTGCCTTTACAGAGAAATTTCGGTCGGCCATTCCATTGACAACAATGTCAATGAACTTCGGCATGATTGGAACTGGCGTCCAAGAAAGGTTAAGGTACGACAAGTCGCCATCGAATGACATCTCCTTCTTGTACTTCTCAACAGACTGTTCACCACGTGCATACAATCGAAGACGGTGAAACTCAATCCACTGGTTGTAGAACCTGCACGAGCCAGCGTCCTTACGGAACCACTCTGACTGGACAGCAAGTCCAACCTGTAGGCCAAACTCTTGGGACGCCTTTTGTGCGTCTGTGGCCAACTGACTTGGGAACGTCGTTGGATTGATTACTATTTTCGGATCTGTCATTATCTTATGAGCTCACTCTGAGAGCCTTTATTGTCGTATTGTGCAAATTTAAGGCTTATTTTTGACTTCTTTACCTCTGGAACATATAAATGTCTTTGAGTTGCCATTACGGCAAGACCGGAGCTAATAGATGCGTCATGCTTGGTACGATTGTTAATGTCAAATCGCGCCCAGTCCTCAAGAGTTCTAATGAATGGCATCACTCCCATCTCGTCTGACGGACGGTAAGTTCCCTCAAAATCAACGCCCACATACTTCTCGATGTAGCTCTCGATAGCGGCCGCGTGTGCCTGCTTCACGTCCTCGGACGTGTTAGGTATTCCGCCAAGCTCTATCTCTGTCTTTGACAGCTTTGACACGTGTTTGTCTGGTCGGTTCATCGCAAATGCACGATAGCCCCTGTTCTTGAAGTGGTACAATAGACGTGGCTTGTTGTTCTCCACAAGGATCGGCATGCCATAGAACACGCACGCCATCAGCACGTCCTCGAAGAATATCTCCGCCGTCTGTGGTCTTGCGATGTATTCTAGGAAGAACTCGTTGGTCGGCCCCTCGTCCATGTGATACTTTGTTAGGCCGTGTAGCGATCCGTTAGAGCCACCACCACCAACGGCACCAGAGATGTCGTATGGGTCACACCCGAAGCAGCCCATGTGCTCGTTCCCCGGCTTGAACTTTCCGTTCACTCGTAGCACCCTGTTCCTCTTGTTGGAGTCTGGAATCCATGACACCAAGAAACGCCCGGTCCTGTCTGGCGTCCACACCACCTCGGAGTCCTTAACGCCGTCCTTCCAGTGGAACGATCCACGGGTGATGGACTGAATGCCGGCCATTGAGTCGTTGTAGTCGATCTGTTGGTATATCTTGGTAAGATTGAACAGAGATGACTTAGACTCGTCCCTAAAGGCGTGTGACTCGGTTCGTGGGAACTGGCGATAGAATTCGTTCAACGCGTCCGCGTCGCCCTTCAGCGCTGCAACTTCGTTGTCCCAGTACTCCACAACGCTCTGGTATATGTAGCCGCCGTCGATGCCCTTCACGGGCTTCTCTGGTTTTTCAAGAACCGGCCATCCGTGCTCGTCGATAAATCCTTCAAAGTTCCACTCCATTGGGATGAACAGCCCGTAAAGTCCGCTCTTTGTTTGTCCATTTTCACTTCTCTTCTTTGGGTCGGAGTCGTAGTATATCTTTTTAAATCCAGCTCCGCCCTTGTCAAGTGCGTTAGACGTAGAGCCCATCATACACTTTCCGATGATCCTAGAACCAAGACGAAGACACGTCTTTTGAACTCTCCAGCTATTCTCGATGTTATTCGGAGGCAATAGCTTTCCGCTCTCGTCATGTACGAGTAGCTTCAACTTCTCACCGTCATAGCTGTTATCGGCCGTGTTTTTCCAGTCGATAGACGTGTCAAGGCCCTCTACGTCCTCTTCACTCTTGTCCATGTTCTTCCGCGTGATCTTTGATGCTGGAACCCGGTATCCAAGCTCAGTCTTTGGCTTGTCCATACCGTCCTGCACTGGCCTGAAGAAGAACGGATAGTTGCTCGATATCGGCACCACCTTATCCGTAAACATAGACTTTGCGTCATTTCCGGTTTTTGACAAAATGCCAAGTCTAGCGTTTTTGGTTATAGTCGCAACGTTAACAAGCTCTGCCGAACTCATGAACGAGAATCCAGAACGACGGTTCTTCAAGTAGCACATCCCAAAGCAGCGAGTGTCCGCCTTGCACGCCTCCCAGAAGATAAAGAATATCCTGTTGGACTCACGGAACTCTGGAAGACCAACGTCAATCTTTGTCCACTGCAGGTACATGTAGTGCGTTCCCGTAATGTAGGTCTTCTGCTTTTTGTTGATGAACCAGTACCCGTTCTCGCGCCTGTCAAACTCGGTCTCGATGTAGTCGATCCACTTCGTCTTGAACTGGTTGTCGTACTTGTTCCAGTCGAACATGCTTTTGATCTTCGCAAGTTCTTTCGGATACTCCTGTGGCATCCACCGGGCGTCCCTGTCCTCTACATTCGACGGGCGTGGCAGCGCGATCCTCAGCCCGTTGATCTCGTAGATCGGCCCAATGGTGCCGTCCTTTGAGATAACAACAAAGTCATACTGCGGGTCGTAACCGTA